TGATAAATTTGAAAAAATTGGTTTAACTAGGGACTGAAGAAGAGAAACCGTCAAACGGTCTCCCTAGGGTTAAAAATTGATTTAAATTATTGTTGCTTTAAACAATTAGCTTAAATCAAATACCTTAATAGCACGATGGAAGGTTTGAAAAACGTGAACCTGGTTGCTTGCGCTAATGCGCTTAGAAGCAATTCTATTGGATGGAGGATGGCGAAAGCCGAGTATGAAGGTATTGTTGAAAAACGATATACCGAACTGACCTGCAAAGGCAAAGATTACACCAAGCTGGGGGCGGTTATCCGTGACACCAGCGACTACGTTGATGATGTGGTGAAGGGCGGGCATGTCGGGTTGGCCAAGGATCACTTCTTTATTGATTATGATCTAAGGGCCAATCTACTTGGAACGGCACAATATAGCGTTGAGTGTTTAAGTTTGTCCTTCCGTATTGACTGGAAAGTTAAATATGTGAAGGTGAGGCTACACACGGGCAAACCAAGAAGAGTTATACCCTCAGTGGAGCTTCAGCCGTTCCTGAAGGAAGGAAGAGTTCGCGACCTAACGAGGTTTGCCAATGCGACAGCACTTGGCATGCGGGAGGTCAGAGATGAAGGGTCTACTAAATCAGACCAACTGGCAAGAGTGTTCAAAACAGGGTCAATGGGCCAGAACAAGTTGACTAGGCTGGTGAAGGGATGTTTGCTGTACCTAGACAGGTTGGAGTTCGGGACCATCACACTCAGATCGGTGATGCCTTCATCGATCCGGTACAACGTGGATAGTCTTGTCGCCACATTGCAGATGAAGAATACTGCCTTCGTATATTCTAGATACGAAAGAAGTAAGTCGTACAATGTGATAGTGTACGCAATGTGCCAGCAGTATCCGAGCCCCCTATTAGGTGGAGTTGAGCATGTGAGTGTACCTGCAGATGGTGAGCACGTGCTATTGGTGAGCAAACTGCCGCAAGGAGTGTTCAATAATGTGATGATCACCGCGGAATTGGTGATGGGCTCACTGATCGATTACTGCGAACAGTTCTGCCTCGGTGATGAACTAGAGGCAGCTATGGTAATAGCCTGTTCCCTAAGACAGAACAGGTACTTGGAGACAGTTAGTTTGCCAGCTGTGATGGACAAATGTGACTTGATCTATCCTGCTCTGGGACAACTGGAAGCAGGAGTCACTCAGAAGACGATCCTGTCTTTGGAAGCGGCTACGATGATAGGCAGATTCCACCAGATGGCTACTCTGGTACTGTTCAAGGATGTGTCGACGAGCATCAAGAATACGTCGATATCAGATTTCCAACTCCAACGGACTATGTTGTCAATATTTGGGAAGGATAAGCGCCCATTGATGGAGTATCTGGAAGATAAGACCGGTGCTGGGATATTGCAAATATCTAGTGACATGGAATGGTTGTCTTGTATGACCGAGGAAGGAATGACTCGGATGGGACAGTTTTCTGTGTTTGAGGGATTTTGGATAGTGAACAATCCACTGGTAGCACTAAAGGACGGTATAGTCCGGTGTTTAAAGAAAGGAGTTAAGCACGACTTGGTGATGCAACAGCCAGGGCTATTTGTTGACAGTTATGGAACATTGTGTGATGAAATAGCATTAGGAGGAGGGCAGCCAGGACTTCGAGTTCCGAGCGGGGAATTCAATATAAAGGTCGCTGGTATACGAGCTCCTAGAGGTAAGAAGATTACTATCTCCTTCGAGGAAGAGGTAGAGTGTAACTTCGGGATTGCTTGTGTTCCGGTGCCTCCAGAAAGCGCTCTTCCAAGTGGGCTGAGAGAAGATTTGTGTGGAGGTTTCGAGATCGAATCAGATGATGGAGAGGAATCCGATGATGAGGTCGAAGAGATTAGCAGACCCACTCAAAGGATTACTTTCGGCACGATGGTGGATGTACCTCGAGCTCTACCTCCGGTGATAGTTGCTCCAAGAGTAGAAGTGCCAACTCAAGAGGCACCTATAATTACTTTGCCTAGAGTGGCAACACCAAGAGAGACACCGACTCCGGCAACAGAACCGGCCATTGCTAGTTCTGTGGAGGAAGGGAGAGAGGAGGGCCATGAGGTAGAGGACACCAGCGCTGATGTATTAGGCGAGAGTCTAGATAATACACCAGCTGAAGAGGCTACAGAGAAGGATGGCTCGGATAAAGAGGCTGAAGGTGGAGAAGAGACACCGGAAGAGCCGCCAGCGGAGAAGGAGATGCCGGTTCCAGCTGTGCTGCAAAGCAGTCTAGCTCGCGTCTCGTTTGGTGATCTCACGATCGTACCTCCGGCTGCAAATGAAGAGAGCCGAAGGAGAGCCGAGGATGCACGATTTCGTGCCGAGAGAGAGGCTATAAGTAAATCGGTACAGGATAGGTTTACTAATAGACAGAGAGCACACGTAACGTACGTGCCTCCGAGGAATTATGCTGTTAGCACCCAGTCGTCCTTGAGAAGGGATAGATTTGCAAGCGAGGGCGCCTGTACGGACTGGTCTCAGTATAATATTGAGGATATAGAGCACCTAAAGTTGTCCGAGTTCATGAGCATGCATGCTAAGCTGAGTGAAACAATCACAGAGTTGAGAACATACCTAAGGTGCCTGCCTATGCACAAGTATGCTGGGAAATTCATTAAGGAGTTTCGGACCAACTCAACTATCAAACGTGCTCTACTGGGGGCGGTGGACGTGAGCAATTCAGGACAAAGATGTGCTGAGGTGGCTTTCTCGGATGATTGGAGGCCGTTCATTATGCAACTAAGAGCTGAGAGCACGAAGAGAGTTGTCGAGACCCCAGTTCCCATTGCGACTGAGGAGATACTGAGCAAGTTCCCAGTTGGGTCTAATGCCAAAGAGGCTCTGCTCAAGGAGGATGAATTCTTCTACACACCGGACATGGAGTGGTCTAGTTTCAAAGGCATCCACTCGTATTGCATAGATTGGGCGTGGTGGAGGATGGTGGCTACACGGCACTTCAAATTGCGAGAGAGGATTGACAGCAGTTTGACGGAGCAAGAACTAGCATGGTATGCTAGATACATGGATGCTGGTGGGAGTGAGGAAGTCTGGGAAGGAATATTCAAGAGCTGCAAGGGCCATAGGTTGATGAGAGAACTTAGGTGGCACGAAGCTTGCCATAAATGGAAAGAGATAAACAGGAGGTGCAACCACATCAACCACAGTATGAAGTTCAAATATCAGGATAAAGCGGAGTCTGTTAGAATGGTAACTGCTGGTGATAGTTATAGTCACAGTAAATTAAGTGAGACAATGACAGTAGGAGAATATAATGATAAAGTTTATGATATAGCTGAATTGACTGAAGCTAAGGTGAAATTGCTATTGCATCAATTGATAGAAACAGAAGCTCCGATAGGAGATATAGCCTATTATGTTATAGGATTTAAAATGATGAATATGCAACCAATGGACTATGAATCGTTGGCACGTATACTTGCCGATTATTTAGAGGATTAGGTTTAGTTAGTAGTTAGTTAGTTAGTTGTAGATCGCCCCATAATGCGTTAACTTATGGAAAACCGATAAAAAAAATTTAGC